CGATCGCCGTCCGGCCGGCGCACATGAACACGTTGTTCACGAGCCCCGATCCTACATTCGCCACATCATGGCCCGCGTATTTCATGTTGGTGCCGTCAACAACTGCCAAGTCGCCGAATTGCGCGCTGACGGACACGAGATACGTGATATTGCCACACGCGACCGAGCACATGCCGCCTGAATAGGAAATGCCCAGCGGCCCGCTCGTGCCGCTCGACACCATGTCTCCAAACTCATCAGAGGCCGTCAGCGTTGCTGGATTGATCTTGTAAATCGGTTCACGCGTGCCGCCCGCAATCTGTGCATAGAAGTTACCGTCCGCCCCCATCGTGAACACAGAGCCGAGGTTCGTCGCCGACGCGATTGTCACCGGCCCGGCCCAGAACGTGGGATTGGTAGCCGGCGGTTTGTTGGTGTTCGTCATTCCCCCCACGAGGCAAACCCATGCAAGCTGTTTGGCGAGCACGCTGCCGTCGCCAAGCGGCGCCACGACGTATTGGCCCGCCGCGTAGTTAGTCTTGGCCTCGTCCCAGGTCGTGAGTTGCTGCCACTGGCCCGCAGACATATCCGGCTGATTGCCCATGTTGCCCGTCAGCAGGCTGATATAGGTGTCGCCACTGTAGATCACCAAGTCGCTCTTGGCATAGTTGTGCCCGCTGTCGTAGGCACCGTAGCTCCCGCCATTGACCTTGTGGTTCGTCAAATCAATGCCGAGCACCCAGGCAATATCGCGCACGTCTACGTCCGCGTTGGCCGAACGCGTTTCCAGATTGTAGGAGCGGAATGAAACCTCAAGACCGCCGCCGGGTTGGACCCCATACATCGCAACGTTCGTGGCCCAATCCACACCTACCAGCGCCGCCGCCGTGTTGCCCGAGCCCACGTATTCACCGACTGTCCCGTTGAGAGGACTACGCGCGGGCACCGTGGTGACCGAGGATGTGTAGACACTCGTGGCCTCGCCGAAGTCTTGGCCATTGAGCGATTGTAGGTAGGCGTTCGTTAATAGCTTGCCAGGGTCCGACTGGAAAGGCACGAAGACCGAGCCGTCCGCCGCTACTGTGTAGTCTCCGCAGTCAAGCCCGCCCACCCAGGCAGTGATTTCCTCTCCGACCCACTGGTATGCGCCATAGACCGTCACACCAGTCGGTGGATCGTTGTCGTCTGGCACAATGGAGGTCGCCGCTACCGCTTCGTCCAAATGGAAGGACTGGAGCAACGTGTCACCCACATCAAACTGCTTTGTTGACCGCTCGACCCAATATCCAGTCGTCGTTCCGTCACCCGTCACCACGCTCAGCGTATCCGTCTTGTGCGCGGGAGCGGGCACTACGATCGAACTGAAGACGCGCCGATCGGAGCCCAGGCCATGGCGATGCCAGCCGATGATGGTTGCTTCCTCGCTCGGGAAACTCGACTTGCGGCGGTAGGTGATGCCGTTCAGAAAGCCATCAGTGGTTCGCACCCAGATGATTGGTGTGAGGGTCTCCATATAGGATACCTCTTCGATCCCATTCGATGTCAGGTGCTTGGCGCGTTCCGACAGATTGGGCGCGAGATACTTGCCAGTGAACACGTCGGGCAAAAACTCCATCACCCGGTGGCCTTCTTTCTGCACGAAGATGAGTGCGAGAGGCGCCTTCACCGGTTGAATGTCGGCGCACCCGTATTTGGTCACACGCTTCGCCTGGACAGTCGTTGGTGTCAGGGGGTCCGTCAGCGTGCTGGCCTGAACCAACCATTCCCCGGCAATCGATCCGCAAACGATACCACTCAATTCGCTGTGCATCCACAAGAGCGCGTTGGCATCTTGCGTGCCCGCCTCCAAGGTGTAGGTGATGCCGTTGTTGTCGGCCACGTTGCCGAGGCCGTCAGTGGGCGAGAACACGAACGGCTGATTGACCATGCTGCTGAATATCTGGTTGCCCTTGCATAGCCATATGCGCCCTTCATGGAAGCAGCCGGCCTTGGGCCAGCCCTCTTGCCCGCCGAAGCGCCCGAGCCGCCATGTGGTAATGTCGGCCTCATAGAGCAGATCGCCCTCCAACTGCACCGATGCCTCGACCGGGCTGTTCACGCTAGTGATGATGCCCGCAACCCACTGCGCCGCGTTGGGGTCAAGTATCCAGTCGTCAGGCGAGATGTCCGGGAAATTACCGGTGGTCGCCTGGACCGCGGTATAGGGCAGCGGAATGGTGCCAGCGCCATACTGCACATGATCGCCGGCCGCGTAGGTATGGTTCTTGTCGAAGTCGAGTGGGGTTGAATAGAACCGGATCAATCGACCAACATCGCCCGGTAGGAGCACGTTTTGGTTGGGGCCAACGGTATCGTTGAACGTGATCTGGATCACGCCACTGGTGCCGGCGGGCGTAACCGTGCTACCGGGCACCGCGTCGAAGTATGGCCCGTCCTCGAAGGGGTGAATGCCGCCGGACGCCGTGGGGCCAAACTCGAACTGGTTGAATTGACCGGTTGGGTCGGAGGTATCCGTGAGCGTAAGCGTGTAAGGCATGACTTCTTCGTTCAACACCACCGCCTGATTGTTGAACTGCACGATCCGATTGTTATACCAGTTTCCGACATAGGGCGAGCCCAGGATCAGCACTCGGGAAATCTGCGCCTCGCTGGAGACAGTATCCCACAGGATCGTGCTGCCGTCGATGCTGTCAGAGGTGATTGGGTCATGGATCGTAAACGAGGTGTCGGAGATTACGTTGATGGCCAATTGCCGGTTCTTGATGGGTGCCAGTGTGTCGGGCGGACCACCAGTCACCACGAACTGAACAATGTCGCCCGAGGTCCAGCCATGGGGGTCAGCGGTGATTACGAGCGCAGGGTCATCTGTCGATACGGAATTGACGACGACAGCGCTATCCATGACCAGCAGATCGCCAACAGACAGCCGTAAACATCCATCGGTGAACTCCATCACATAGGGGATCGTTTCGCTGTAGGCAAACAGAAACTCACGCGCCGGGCCACCGCCATGGGTAGGCCACTTGAACTTCATGCCCGGCCGGCGCACCCAGGCGCCCTCTTCGACTGGGTAGCCGTTGAGGCAAACGTTCATCGCCGTCTTATACGCCGGGGTATCGGTGCGCCCCTGCGCAAACGGAGACCACTCGCCGCCGAGGAAGGATGCTTGCGTGTAGGAAGCGTCGGGCATTACATCCTCACCACGATATACTCATCCTCGGGCGGTTCCTCTGGCCCCTGCTCAATACCATTCACCATGCGCGCCTCGCGCATCACCGTGTTGTAGGAAAGCCATGCCGCCTTGAGCTTGCCCTCCGACTGGGTGATGGCTTCGCAGCACTCAATGGCCAAGCGGGCGGCGAGCCCCTCACAGAACATTGGGTCCATGTTATGCACATCGGTCACGTCCGCGCCGAAGCGCAACACGATCACCTTGGTCTCGATCGTCGTGATGAAGCCCGAGTTGTAGACCCAATCGTTGTATTGCAGCCCGCTGGGCGCCCCCAGGTAGCCGAAGCTGCCGGCCTTGGGGTCTTGTGGGGCTTCGCGCAGGAAGCCGTAGGGCAGCGGATAGACGTTCTTGGTGACAGTCTGCGACGCCGGCCCTGAGCCGATGGGCCATAGGGGGGCGAACGCGCCGGACGTGCCGGTGACATGGAGCCATGTGCTGTCGATGCCGGGGAACCCATCGTTGTTGGACTGGAGCGATAGGTAGACCGTGAAGGTCGGGCTGACGACCATCCATGCGCTCGGGTTGTCCGCGGGGGTCAGACCGAGGTTGTCGTCGATGAGGGACTGGTAGCCGATGCCGTCCGCAATCACCTGATCGTCGGTGTTGTAGGTCGTCGTGCTGACCCAGAGGATGGGGGTATAGACAAGCTCTCCCGCGAAATACGTGGTGCCCTGGTCCCAGGGTTGCGCATACAGCGACCCGAAGAAGACATCCCAATCGTCCGGAAAGGCACCCGGCGTCTTGTTCAGGTTGAGGAAGGTCTTGGACTGCCAGTAGAGACCATCCTGTTGGACGAGTGCCCCCGGCGCATAGGTTGTGACGCTCGACCATGTGGCCGGGAAGAACTGTCGGCTCGATACGTCGAGCGCGCGAAGTGCAGCCTTCTTCGTGCTGAAGACCCACAGGTTCCGGCGAAGCTCGGCCGTCCGCACCTTGTCGTAGGCGAACCCGAGTTCCGACGCTTCCTTGGTGTCGTCATCGAACGAGGTGAGGCGCGGCACACCAAGATGCTGGCACGCGCGGCTGGCGATGTCGAGTGCGGTTTCGTATTCCAACGTAGCCATAATGCCCTCTCATTCTAAGGGTCGATTGGTGAGGGAGATATAGACCGCAGTCGCAGTTGTCACAAGGAAGCGATATTGGCCTGCTGGTAACAGGAGGGTTAGCCGCACCGTAACGGCCGAAGTGAACGCGGCCACAGTGACATATGTCACGCCATCAGCGGCTAAGATTTGTAGCGCTACATTCCCGCCGCCCCAGGTCGCGGTAGCAATACCGGTGAACTGACCGCCATCCAACGTAAAAGGGGCAGTCGCGCCTGTTCCGATGTTCTGAAATACTATTCCTGGACCCGCCGCTATACTCATCACCGTCTCCTATTCGACGGGGAGCCCTGTAAGCGATAGATAAACCGCCGTCGCAGTCGTTACAGCGACTTGGTAGAGACCCGCAGGAAGAGCCAAGCCACCATTGAACGCATTGGCCGTCCAGGCTGTAACGACTGGAACCCAAGTGACGCCATCTGCGGCCAATACGTTCAAGGCCACGTTACCGCCGCCCCACGTTGCGACAACCACGGCTGCATATCGGCCACCTTGAAGGTTAAAGGATGCGGTAGTGGCCGATATGTTCTTGAATACCGCGCCAGCGCCATTTGCTCGGCTCATGAACCTTACTCCACGAAGTTGCCGTCGAGACCCAGCCCGCCGTTGCTCACATAACGCTCGAACGCTTCCAGCGCACGGATGATGTCAAGACGGCTCGATCCCTTGCCGGTGTCCACACGAAGCTCGAAATCAGTGCTACCGGTGCTCGCGCCCTCGGTAATGGCATTGGTGGACATGTCCATGGTGCCGCGATTGATGCCGATGAAGATGCTGGCCATGTGGCCCTCCGTTATGGTGTGACGCCGCCGACACCCGACGCCAGGGCCGCGACGACCGCGCGCAGCGCAGCCTTGACCTTGTTCATCGTGCCGGCGTTCGTCGTATCGATCTGGACCACCACGTCTCCGGTGCCCAGTGCGCCCGTCAGCGCGGTCAGATCGGTCTGGACCTGGGTCAGCCCCAACGATGTGGCATTGGTGCCCGCGTTGGTGATGGCCGTGGTCAAGTCCGCCTGTAAGGTCGCGAGAGACGTGCTGCCAGCGGTAGTAGAAGCCAGGGCCGTTTGATAGCCCTGGTCTCCCACTGCCTGCTTCACGCTCACGCCGATGGAGAAGACGGCCATCGGATTACAGGTCGAACAGGACGGTGATCCCGAGCAGCGCGCCCGTGGTCACTGCCGTGGTGTGACAGACGGCCACGATGTCGAGGAACCCGCCTGGATCGGTCGCCAGCCCGAGCGCCTGCCATAGCGGCTGGTTGCGCAGGGACAGCGGGTAGTTGCCGCTCTCATTGGTCTCGTTCGCGTCATTGAGCGCGGAGGCCGCAGAGATGTCGCTGCCGAAGAACGCGTCACCGCCGGGCGAGCCAGATACGATCAAGCCCTGGTTGGCCGGCGCAGTGCCGTCGGTCGTGCTGTCGCTGTAGTAGACCGAGAGGTTGAAGGCACCCGCGGTCATCGCGCCCGCGCACATGAAGATTTCCTTCACCTTCGCGTTCGACGGGAGCCGCACGAGGCGGTAGGTCGAGCCGGCGGCATCCGCCGACACAGTGGTCACGAAGCCCACGACGGACTTCAGATAGGCCGGCGCACCCTCGCCCGTGGTGTTCGCCACAATCGGCGTTGCATCCAGGTTGGTGATTGCGGCGGACTTGAGGTTCGAGGTCTGGGTCATTGGTAGGTCTCCAAAGGGTGAGGGGAAGGCCGGCTCTCACCGGCCCTCACTCATTACGGGGTGGGGTCGCCGCCCGTGGTGTCGTTGCAGAGGATTTTGATGACCTTGCCCGGCTGGGTGCGCGTGGCCCCGAAGCTGACCGAGGTGTAGAGGTCATACGGCTCGCCCGACAGGTCATTGCGCTGCGACACGCGGTTGGTGTTGTCCTTCCACATCCCCAGGTAGATGCCCGACTTCACGTAGGCCAAGACGCTACGGTCGTTGGACGCGACCGGGAGCCGCTCCATGACCTTGATGTCGAAGCCCAGGAAGCGCTTCACGCGGCCATCGACGAGCACCGGCCGATCGTTGAACTCGGTGCTGACCACCTGGACCTGGGACAGCAGATCAGTCTCCTGCTGCGACCCGATGACCAGGACCGGGGGGTCCATGTCAAGGTCGTTGTGGTAGTGCTGGAAGATGCGCCGTGCCTCAAGCAGCTTGTCGATCGACAGGCCGGTCGTGGCCGAAGCATGGAAGTTGTTCGCGATTTCGTAGGCGCCTGAGAAGCTCGCCCAGGTCTCGCTCGACAGACCACCCGCATCGACGCCGATCTGCGCCGTGCCGAAAGCCGCGCTGATGATCGCATCGTCCCACGAACGCCCGACCGCCATGGCCGCGTTCTCCACATACTTGGACTTGGGGTCGATGATCGTCTTCAACTGGTCGAAGCTGTCGATCAACTGGTCGATTTCGCCGTCCTGCGGGAACACCCAACGCCGGGTGAAGTCCGCATCGGTGCGGTTCTTCGGAGCGAACCGGCCGGCCGGCGCCTTCAAGCTGATGGGCGCGACTTGCTGGATCGGGGATGCCATCTTGCCGACGTGGAAGCCTTCCGCGACGGACCCGCGCAGCTTGCTGCCCATCTGCTGGAGCTTCAACTCCAGGTTGGTGCTGAACTGCGTGGTAAAGAGTTTGAAAAGGTCTTCAGACATGGCCTGCTGCCTTATGTGCTGGAGGTTGACGATTTACGGTTCGCCCGTATCCAGTGACGGGGGGCAGGTAGGCACTTCCGCCGTATCCGGTGAAGGGGGCGGTCTTCAAGCCATGCACATAGCGCATGGCCGAGGTTTCGTCAAGGGGTCAGTGTTTCGCCTTCATGCCAACGAGCGCGAGCCGCGCCTGCTTGCCGGTCTTGCCCGACGCGTGTTCCTTCTCGTGAGCGTATTCCGACGTGCTCTCGCCGGCCGCGTGCGCTTTGGCCTTGAACTGCCCATGTGCGTTGGCGAACGCCTTCTTCATCCAATGCTTGGCCATCAGTGCTTCCCTTTCACATGGCGGGGCAGCACCTTCATCGACCGCCCCTTATCAGCATGTAGGAAGTCCTGTGCCACGCTCACAGGCATGGGCTTCCGGCCTTTCGCGCGCAGCTTCCGCCGCCCTGCCTCGGTAGTGGACATGGCGGCGAAGCCGTGTTGCGCTGAACTCTCGCTGGGCATCAGCCGACGATAATCTGCATGAGGTTGGCCATCTCACGCGCTTCCTGTGAACCACCAGCCATATAGCGCTGGACCCAGGCAGTATCGGCCTTCAACTCCGTCAGGCGTGCACTGGCACCCTCGCGTGTCATGAGGTTGGGGCCATTGCCGACGCCGCCACCCGTGACGAAGGACGCCTCGCCAATCTTGGTGCCGATCAACCGGAACATCTCCATGACCTTGGAGTAGCCAACCTGACCCTCCAGCGCGGCCACCGCCTCCGGGGGAATGCCGAGCGCGCGCACCGCGTTCTGGGCGATCACCTGATTGGCCTGGAAGTTCTGGCCCCAGTTGGTCTGGAGCGCAGCGCGTTCCTGCTGGATCGCTGCGGTCTTCTCGGCGGTCTCATTGGCCTCGACGCCATCGAGGTGCCGGGCGATACCCTGGGCGATACGCACGGCCATGTCCTTGGGCACGTTGGCCTCGGCCATGGTCTGACGGAACGCCGCCTCAAACGTGGGGTCGAGGGGGCTGCCATCGGTGAACTTCACCGCGGCAAAGTCGTAACCCTTGGGATCGCCGGGTGCGCCGAGCTTCGCCCACAGCGCCTTGGTGCCAGCCTCGTCGGCTGGACCGGCGGGCAAGCGCAGGAGTTGATCCGTGGGGGCGCCGACGAACTTCTGCGCCTCCGCATATGCCTGAGATGCCGCCAGCGCTACCTTCGCGGGATCGGACGTGTCCCAGTTCTTGTTCTGCCACAAGCCCAGCACCTCGGGCGGGACTGCCGCCGTGGTGTGCCAGGGAACCGCTGCCCCGCCTGTGCCGGTATCTGCACCGCTCGCCGCGTTGCCCGGGGTCGCGTTATTCGTCGTCTGTGTCTCGCTCACTTGCTATCTCCGTTGCACGTTGGATGGCCTGGGGGCCACCGTAGAGGTGGAAGAGTTGTTCGGAGGTGAGACCTAGGTGCTGCTGTATGCGCAACCAGACCTCCCGGCGACCCTCCAGCGCCGCGTGTATCCTCGGGTCAGGATCGAAGCAACTCTCCTGCGCCCGGCAGAACTTGGCCAAATCGTCCAGCACCACGGCGCCTGTCGGCGTCCCGAAGGTCTGGAGGTAGGCGCCGCGCCGCGCACGCAAGGCGTCGATCGTGCGGCCATACATGTCTACGAGCTTGTCGATCATTGGCCACCTGTCAACGGGGGCGCGGCCTGGACGGGCTGTTCTTCACCGGGCGGGGGCATCCCAGCCTTCGCCTGAGCCGCCTGAGCCTTCATCATCGCCGCCTGTGCCGGCGCTGCCTGGATCGCCTGCTGGGCCTGCGCCGCCTTGGCGCGCGCCTGCTTCTTGGCCTGGATCATGCCCGGGCTCGCCATCCAACTCTCGGGCATCCCCTGGATTTCGCTGATGCCCTTCAGGGTCGCGTCGATGTCAAACATGTCAAGCGGGGCCGGATCGCCCGTGATTGCAACAAGTTCCTTCGCAGTCTCCAGAGACCGGATCGCTCCCGCTGCTTCCTGGGCGCGCATGGCGCGACTAAGTGGGGACGTGTGGACAACCTCGTAGTCGCCCATCGCACGCCGTAGGGCTTGCGGCATCGGAGGCAATAAGCCTTGAAACGAGAGGATGTCAAGTTCACGGTCCACCAAAGGACCAATGTATTCGGCTTGCTGGCGACCAACAGTCGGGGCGAGCAAAATACCTTTCTCATTGGTCCTCTCGATCACTTCGGTCGCCGTCATCTGCGGCGTCTCCATGAGGATTTGGAACAGGCTCACCAGGAAGGCATCGTTGATGAGGGACTTCTCTTCCGCCATCATCTCCTTGCTGATCTGGATGTTCCCCGGCTGGAGCGGGATCACCAGGGGCCGGCCATCCGAAGAAACGCCCCCCGGGTTCAAAGCACCGGGCCTCATAGAAAATCCCACGATACCATCGTCCGCCGTCAACAACACCGGATCGGCGGCACGGTGGCCGGCCTTGAGGAAAGTCCGTTTCTCGGCATTCAAAGTCTTCAAGGCGGGAAGCACCATCATGGCTGGCGAGCGCCCATAGGGCTCGTTGGGCGCTTGATCGTATCGCGAACACGCCACGGGGAATGTGCGATAGCCGCCTTCGTCCATGAGACATTGGCCCTCTACTGAGACGTAGTAACTCGACCATCTCTTGCCCTTCACATCCAGACGATAGGGATCGTATTCCTCGTTCGGCACACACCGATGCAGGAAGTTGTATGGCCACTGGCTGCCCTGGTCGAGCGCCGCGCGCAGGGAGCCCGGGAGCTTGTCGAGGCCCCACTTCTGCACCGCTTGCCGCGCCGTGAGCTTGAACCAGCGGATGAACCCGTCAACGAGGCCCTGATGGTTCTCAGTCAGGAAGAACTCGCCGAGGGGGATAGAACGGTAGCGCATCCCCTTCAGACCACCATACTGACGCCCATCGAACTCGTCGATGAACACCGCGCCCGTTCCGAAAGCTCCAAGGCTCTGGAACTGACCTTGGTTCTGTGCCACGAAGTTCGCCATCGGTGCGTAGCGATACTTGAACAGGATGCGGGTCACTTGCTCGAACCATAGCTTCACCTCTCGGCTCTGCTTCAGGTCATCGTCCATCGCGGCCAGCCCGTGCCACGTCATGTTGCGCGGGGTGAGCAGGCTGTCGCATATGGCGGCGAAGCGATGGAGAGCCATCATGCCGGTGGCGTCGATCTGGCGATCGGTCTTCTTCACGCCCGGCCAGTTGAAGTTCTGGTAGAAGAAGGTGTTGCGCGAGGTCGGGAGGATCAGTTCGGCCACCTCTTCCCACTGCGCGGCGAAGGTGTTCCGCCAGAGTTGAAGCTCCGCGAAATGGCGCATGGTCTCAATCACTATGGCCTGCGCGCGGTCCGACTGGTCAGCGATGCCGTAGGTCGGGCGATCAGACATTGAACCCGCCTTGGCCGAACAGGCTCATGACCGATGGCGACATGCCCAGGCTCGCCGGTTGGTCGAGTGCCGCGAGCTTCTTCTTGCGCTGCAAGACCTGATCCTCAACCTGGGACTGCAACTGGTCGCCGAGGCCAAGGTCTTGGGCGGCGAAGGACAGGACTTGGTTCTTCTGGCTGACTGCGGGCATCTGTTAACTCAGGTCAAAGTCGATGTCATCGGCGATCCGTGCCGCACGGGCAGAGCGGTGGCTGCCGAGCAAGACTTGCTTGGCGAACCTCTTCATCATGATGGCGATGCGGGTAGCCGACATCAAGTCATCCTTCACCTTTACGATCAGCCCTTTATCCCGGTGATAGATGTCGTATTCCTCGAACCAGTCCTTGCAGTGAGCGGCAACCTTGAAGCGGTTGGTCTCCATCCGCTCCTGCATCTCCATGATCCCCGTCTCGGTCGAGACTGATCCGTCCGGCCACGTAGCAGGGTCGGGCATCATTGTCAAGCCCTGGGCCTTGTAGCGCGCCATGAGCGGGGTGCCCGAGCCCGGATCGCGGTTGGTGCCATCCCGCGGCCACGCGCAGGGGACGCCGTAGCCGACCGGCTTCATGGCGGCGGTGTGCTGGAGGGGCAGGGCGTCGGCCATGCGGATCGTGTGGAGGACGTGGAACTGATCGTAGTCCTTGTCCCAGGCGCACAGCGCCGCGGCGAATGGATGGCCGATGCCGAAGTCGAGACCCCAGAGCTTCCACCAGTGCTTGGGCACGTTCTCGATAGTGGGTTCGATGATCGCCGCGTGCGGCATGGTGAACACCTTGCCCTCACCCAACATGGGGATGCCGCGGGCGCGAGCCTCGCGTTCATGGGGGCGGTAGCCAGCGATGATGGCCGCGCGCTTGTCCGCGTCGATATGGGTGGCGTCGTCAATGGTCATGGTGACGAACCAGCGGTCGGGGCTGGCCTCGTTCATGAAGCGCAGCACGACGGTGGACATGCCCTTCAGCGGGGTGAAGGTCGTGTAGAGCATCCCGTTGGTCGCCGTGATGCGCGCGAGGCATTCCGAGTAGATCGCCGCGT